AGTAGCGATAGCCAGGGACAGCCAACACAGAAGTGGGGCCAGCCTTGGAGGCATCATTGGTGCCGCCGTAGTCAGCATCAATGTTCTTGTACCAGCCGTTCAGGGCGTTGGTCCAGTTACCTGGATAGATCTTTTTAGAAGACAGATAGGACATTTATTTCTCCGTTAAGTTGGATTTATTTCTTTATCAGATGGTGCCGTCGTCCTGAACGAAGCTGAAGGCGGTAGTCACGAAGTCCTTGTTCAGGATTTCGAAGCCAGCGTACAGCTGCCAAATCAGGATGATAAAACGGCTGAAGTCATCGTTGTTGTTGATGAGCACCTGAGCGTTAGGACCGCCGATGCCAACGCCGATCGACTGAGGACCGAAGAAGTAACCTTGGGCAACTTCCTGGTTGGAGAAGGTGTTGGCACCATCGCTAGCGAAGGTTGCAGACACAGTCTTGACAGGGAAGTTGGTCGATTCGAAGAACTTAACACCTTCGAACTGAACACCAGTCGGCATGACAGGCTCACCAGCCAGAAAGTAACCCTGACCAGCTTGGGGACCCATGTAGAAGCTGGCGTTGTTAGGCAGCATTGGGTTGGGCATGTACATGCCTTGACCAGGGTTGCCGCTATAACGAGCAATCTCACGGAAGTCAGGATCACGACGCAGGTGCATCATGAAGGTGGGATCGCAAATGCAACGATACAGACCATCAGCGAAGGTCGGGACGTTGCGCTTACGCATGTCCTTGACAAGGGTCAGCAGGTCGGTACGAACCTGGAACTGCTGGACTTGAGCGCCATACTCAGCAGCGGTGTAAGAGATCGAGCCGTTAGCAGCTTTGGTCTTACCACCAGCGAAGTAGTAACCGCCCTGGGTGCTGGAAGCTTCACCGTTGGCTTCAGATTTGGCGAGTTCGTCGAGGAACACGCGATCACGCCAACGACGATAGTCGTCAAGCAGGGTGAGGGAACCGATGCTCTGGTGGAACATGTTCAGGTTACCGGTGTCCAGCAGCAGACGCTGGGCGGTAATCAGGGTTTCACGAGCAATCTTGAAGGTCGAAGGCTGAGTGGGATCACCCGGGTCAGCAGGACCGGTGTATTCCTTCAGCACGACAAGCACCTTCTCTTTGGTGATGTTGCGGCTGTTGGCAGTACCGATGGTCTGGTCAGCGATACGCTCCCGGCTCTCCTTGGTGCCAGGGGTACCCCAGAACTTGTAGCGGTCTAACTGAACGGTTTGACCAGGCTGACGAGTGAAGTCGTGGACAACCACGGGCTCCACGGCCATCTCAGTAATGTAAGCAGGGTGGGGACGGTAAAGTTCCGCACCAAGAATCTTTGGAAAGTCGTTATCAATGAACACTTTGTTTTATCCTCCAGTGTCGCAGGAAGTGTTGTTATCGGGTGAAAGATTCAGACATTTATATGTCTTATCTAACAAAAATTTTAGCAGTCAGTAACTTACATCACACGTATTGTGTAGATGCAAGCGACTTAACGCCAAACTGTGCACTTGGTGTGTTGTTTGAGCTGTACCCTTCTGGGTCAATTGCCATGCCTTGCTGGAAGCCTGGTACACCTAATGCACCGAGGCCCATTCCGGCTGCCATTCCACCAACGCCAGCAAGGCCAGCAGCAAGAGGCACGCCAACAGCAGCGGCAGTCTCTGGGCCAATTCCACGATTAATCAAATCGGCAAGCGGACCCATAGCGGTACGTGCCATTGCCGCGCGCTTGCTACCAGCTGGTGCGGAGCTTGCAACAGCTCCAAGTCCTTCAATTGCTTTAGATGCAACGGCGGCGCGTGCAGGGCCAGCATATTTACCGGCCAAACGTGCGGCACCTAAGCCGCCACGGGCGCCAAGGCCAGCGGCAAGTCCACCAAGTGCGGCGCTACCTGGATCTTCGCCTTGTGCAGCAAGAGCCCCGCCAACTGCCAGACCGGCAGCAGCGGGAACTCCATATGCAAGCAAAGGACGACGTTGTCCTAATGGTTGCATTTGCCTCACTCCATTACGAAGAGCTTGTTGGAAACAACGTTGGGCTGGGCTTGGTTCAGAACACGCCATGCGTTCTGAGGATCACGCGCCATCATTTCGTTGAAGGTGCCCCAGAAGTTACCGGGTTGCTGAGGTTCAGCGGCTGCAGGAGGAGCAGGGAACTCACCATAAGCATATGGATCAACCTGCTCGGTTGGATAGCCGTAAGATTCGAGATCTTCTTCGCCTTCATGCACGGGATACGGACCTTCAGGACCGAAGAAACGGAGCGTGTAATCGCTCAGCACATCGGGGTTGGTCAGGATCTCGTTGTAAGCGAGGTTCTCGTTGTGGGACTGAGTAGCGAATTCTGCATACTGCTGCAGAAGACCAGTCATTTCCTGGCCCCAGGCAACAGCGCTGTCCAGCAGCCCTTCAAGTTGGAGGGCGTAATTATTTAGAATTGCGGGAGCTTCGCTTCCGAACGCTTCGAGTACCTGTTGGCTTTCCAGGCTCAGATTCTCCGAAGAGATTTGGGAAGAGCTGGGCGAGTAAGCCTGGTTGGTTGACCAAGTCTGCGGAACCGATTGTTGCGTAGCTTGGCTGCCCACCGAACCGTAGTTGGCCGGGGCGTAGCTCGTCGTCGGAGCTGATGGTTGACCCTGGAATGGGGATTGAACTGGTGCGCTCAGCAGGTTCACTACCTTGTTGAACGCCGATTCCCATGGGTTGCTGCTCTGAGCTTCCGACTGGAATTGGGGGGCGTACTGAGTAGGGGCTGAGGGTTGGTAAACCGGGGCCGCCTGAGGTGCTGCCACCTGGTAGTTCGCCGGAGCCGCTTGGTACGAGACCTGCGTTTGGCTCGGCTGGTAAGACGGAGTCACGTAACTGCTCGGCGCTACTGCCGGAGTCTGGCTCGTCTGTGGGATCGATTGGACGGTAGCGTCCTGCATAACTCATCTCCTTTTGTAAAGCCTCTAATGTTCGATACAGATATGGAGTTAAATCCAACCTGGGATCGGCAGCCATCGGAAGGTTCGGTGACTGCGGGTGAGGGGTCTGCATCAGGCCACCCACCAGGCGAGAGAATTGAGCAAAGGCGCCCTGTAGTTCACTCACCATCCTGAACGGGAACCCAGATAACATCTCGGCCCGTTCCTCATCCGTTTTAGACGGAAAGAGGTATTTCAGTGCTTCAATGCTATCAACACCTAATTCTTGCAGATTTCGTACCACAATTGAATTGTTAAGTACGTCTTGCGTCGAATCTTCGTAAACAGGACCTGTCCACCTCCACAGCATAGTCAGATCACCATCTGGAATGAGGCCTGTAACTCCAGGGGGAACTGCTTGCTGTTGAATAGAAGCATCAATAGCAGCTTCTACTTGCTGCTCGAATTGATTAAGTGCATCTTTATAAGCTTCAACCTCTTCTGGCGCTGCGTTTTGTGCAGGCTCGACGGGCCTTTCAATACCTACTGCAGCAGCCAAAGACATACGGAACAACTGTTCCTCTTGATAAATAATTAACTCAAGACAGCGGCAAATGCCATACGTATAAATTGCATTCGCTTTTTTCTTTGAAGTTGCGGAAACCCGACCAAAGAGTGATTTGTATTCAGTTGCGGTGACGCCTGCGGAAATAGAAAGTTCATCAACACCGCCAAGCGCGGTTCGAATTTCTTCCCGATATTGACGTGCAAAATTATTTTGGTCGCCAGTAATTGCGTCTGGAACAATGTAACCAACTCGGTCGTTTGGCTCCAGGTTTGCAATAACGCGTGGTACGCGTATCTGACCATCAACCCCACGGGATACAGGATCTGCTTTAAAAGTAGATCTGCTCAATGGATTTGCGCCAGCGAATCCAGAGTTAGCTGCAATAGAAGGCCGCTGTACGACGGACTCGCTGCCTGCCTCCATCAAGTCAGTCTTGGGACGAGACGAAAGAAGGGTTGGATTACCAAAGAACTGAACGTTTTTCCGCATTGTGCGGACCAATTCATCGTGCGTGACAATATGATTTGCCATCGCATCGAATTCACCAACACCTTCCTTGGCAAATCCCTTGGGATTATTAAAGATTTCTACGCAGGGAATGAATCCGAGTGAGTTTTTAAAGTTTTTTGTTTTGCCAGGTGACATGCCAGATGGCATATCAAAAGTCATCTCAGCATCAGAATGAGTTTCTTCAATTTCTTTTGCTTTGATGGAGAGACGGATATAACGCTTAGAGCCTGGCTCTCCGGTAATTGAAGTGCCACTGACGTTGGTAACGTTGATACCGTCATATGAGCTTCCAGCCCTGCGGACTTTATAGCTGTAGATGATCACGACTTCTTCGAGTTCACCATCTACGTTGTAGTAACTGCGATATTCGTGTTCGCGGAAATAATAAATTCTGTAATTCTGCTTTGTGGGTCTGATATAGAAAATACCCTTACCGTCACACAAGAAGTAGTCCCAGATGGAATCCAGGCGGATATCCATTTGGTTGTACTTTACAACTCGGTCAATGAAATCTTTGCGCTGTGCACCAAAGTTGTCTTGACCAGGGAAAAATTCGACACCCTGACGGATGCCGAACAGTTTCATCTGTGCCAGGTGAGACGCAACGACACCAGTGTCTACAACGGTACCGGAATCTTTTTCCAGGTAGGACTCAACGATTTCCCTAAGCCTGGCTTTTGCGTCGACAGACATTAACTATTTTCCTTTTTACTTAACTCAATCTTAGCAGCTTTCTTGTGCTGTTTTCGATGCCAGAGCCAGCGGTCAAAATAAGCAAGTTCTGCCGGAGTAAATAATTCCGGATGATCAAGCGCTTTTTTTACCAGCTTTTTCTTTTTCATCAAGCACGACGCTTTCCTTTTTGTGCAGGCATCATGGGCATACCCATCATGTCACCATACATGCCCTGGGTCATATTCATCTGAGTGCCGTATGGACCAGGGATGAAACGCATTTGGCTAGGCATACCTTGCATGGCCTGGTAGTTCATGCTCATTGCGGCACTGCGCATCATGGCAGGGTTGTTCTGATAGCCATAACCCTGTTGCATCATCATGCCGCCCACGTTTCCGACAGCGTTAGAAGGCATGCCCATTTGAGGTTGCATGCCCATACCCATACCCATTGGAGGCTGCATACCCATGCCGCCTTGTTGCATGTTAGGAGAACCCATGGTCTTAATGTTTTTCTATATTCTAAGAGTGTGAAACTAATTTTTAACGATCAAAAACGGCCGCCCATATTCATTGATCCACCGTATACAGGTGAACCCCCTGGGAATGGTGCAGTACGCGTTACGTTTACATCAAAACCAAATGTTGGAGTTTGATAGCCAATACCAAGCTGTCCACTCCTATCGATAACATTGTACTGACCGCCAAAATTAAGCCGCTGATTGGCATCTAGTTGAGTGTTGACATTGCCACGTAGGGCTTTGACTCTTTCGTTTTCAATGTCAACGCCAAAATTAATTGGTGGCTGCCCGACTTCCCGCGTGCCACCCTGCATCTGTTGAATGGCTTCGGGGTTGATCTGCATCGGGCTGCCTAGCATTCCAGCCATATTGCCAACTTGCTGACCCCCTGGGTAAGCTTGAGCAATTGGAAAAGAAGAGTTTCCTTGATAAGCAAAAGGCAACTGAGGACCTGTTCGCCTTAAGAAAATATCTTTTTCATTTGGATTATCTGTCCGAACACCTTTGTTATAAATTTTTTGTTGACGTGAATCCCTCTTAAATGCTTCGGGATCAATCGCGCTTCCAGGTCCCCCCATAAAATTTCCGCCTGCAAACAAATTACCTGGGGCGCCAGGTACGTTTGACTCTCCGTAATAAAACATTTTTACCTCTTTTTTATTTTTATATTCTACTCTTCTAAAACCACGTAACCTGCGGGGTCATTTACCTTCGATATGACAATACCTTCACCTCTTACATCCCAGTTAAGTAAGTCTCCTTCTTGCCAGCAAAGATCTTCCATTACTTCTTCGGGAAGAACGATGAACTGATCTCCGTTTTCGTCTTCCTGGACCTCGAGGACGTAGCTCATTTCGATAAAATCTTTTCCATTAGCTTATCAAGCTTATTATTAATTTCGCGAAAGTTATCATGCATTTCTTGGATTTCCCTTAAGAAATCAACTTTGAGAACGTATTCCATTGGCATCCTGTTGATTTGATCTTCCAAGAGATCAATCCTCCTTTTCTGTGATCCGGTGTAATCAAAGGCTTGCTGGATTCTTTCTCTTTGACGATCAAGAAGACGGTTTGCGGCCCAGCTGCCTCCTGTGATGGCAGATATAACAGCTGTTAAAC